TGGTGTTACGGGTCCGACGGGCCCAACTGGTCCCACGGGAGCTAGTGTTACGGGTCCGACGGGTCCCACGGGACCGACTGGTGCAACGGGCCCAACAGGTCCTACGGGTCCGGCTGGTAGCGGCGGCGGGGCGTTTGACGATGCATCCAACATCTTAGCAACTCAGGTCTTCGGTTAATCTCTTACAATGGCAACCTTCTCTAAAGTTCTACTGTCCGGCTCCACGCAGGGCAAGGCCATCAAGGTGGCCGCGACGGCCTCGACTGGCACGACCATCCACGCGACCGGCACTTCGTCCTCCATCATCGACGAGGTGTGGCTCTATGCCTACAATTCGTCCGCGAGCGCCGTGACGCTCACGATTCAGTACGGCGGCACCACGGCGGTGGACAATGACATCAAGCTGTCGATTCCCGCTACGGCTGGACTGACGCTGGTGGTGCCGGGGCTCACGCTCACGGGCACCGGGTCTGCGGCCAACACCGTCGCAGCCTACGCCGGGACCACGAACGTTATCACCATCAGCGGCTACGTCAACCGCATCACGTAATGGCTAATCCGCTCCGCAGGATGGTGTCGTCCAGTCAGGTGGCTGACTGGTTTCCCACTACGAAACTTCTCGCCGTACCTTCTCGTGCCCAGACGGTTCAAGTTGAGTATCTGGTGATCGCTGGTGGCGGTGGTGGCGGCGGCAATCGCGGTGGCGGCGGAGGCGCTGGTGGCTATCGTTGCTCGGTGCCCGGTGAAACTAGTGGTGCCAATTCAAGCGCCGAAAGTGTTTTTCAGGCCGTCGTTGGCACTAGCTACACGGTTACCGTTGGAGCTGGTGGCGCAGGTGGTAATAAAGGAAACGGAACAGCGGGAAGTGATTCGGTATTTTCGACAATTACATCAACCGGAGGAGGCCGCGGCCCTGCCAACGGAAGTGCCGCTGGCAATGGAGGAAGTGGAAGCGGTGGAGCTGGATTTACGGCTGCAAATAGCGGTGGTACCGGAACGGGGAATCAAGGTAAGAATGGCGGCAATGGACGCAACGACTCGACCAATAGCGCGGGCGGTGGTGGCGGCGGTGCATCAGCCGATGGTGTTGCTGCGGCTACTGCCGCTCCTGATGGCGGCGCCGGGCTGTCATCATCAATAACTGGTAGCGCGACGACTCGCGGCGGTGGTGGCGGTGGTGGCATTGATAAGCGCGGGTACACGTTAAATGCAGGCGCTGGAGGAGCAGGAGGCGGCGGCTCTGGTAGCAATACAGGACTGGCTGGCACAGCTGGATCATCTAATACTGGAGGAGGTGGAGGTGCGGGCGGTTTGGCGAATGACGGCTTAAATACAACGTACGAGGGCGCAAACGGCGGCTCGGGCGTTGTGATTGTTCGCGCATTGGTTCCTGCCACATCCACCACCGGAAGCCCATCTAGCAGCACCTCCGGCAGCTATTACATCTACACCTTCAACGCCAGCGGCAGCATTACCTACTAATGGCCCACTTCGCGCAACTCGACGACAACAACATCGTCCGACAGGTCATCGTAGTGTCGAACAACGACTGCCTCGACGCCAATGGACAAGAGAGCGAGGCCGTGGGCGTTGCGTTCTGCCAGAATCTCTTTGGCGGGAACTGGCTCCAGACCTCCTATCACGGAAACATCCGCGTCCGCTTTGCCGGGATCGGCTATCGCTACGACAGCGTGCGTGACGCCTTTATTGCGCCGCAGCCCTATCTCTCGTGGGTCTTCAACGAGACCACGCTCGATTGGGACGCTCCCATCCCCTACCCGACTGACGGCAAGACGTATGCGTGGGATGAGTCCATCCAGAACTGGGTGGAAGTGCCGTGACCAGCGTCGTTGGCCTAGTCCTAGCCCTGTCTAAGGCCATTCCCTTCTTAAACAGGCTTCTAGACGCCATACAAGAGGCCAGGCTCATCTCCACCCACAATGCCATCGACCAAGCCATCCAGAACGCCCGTAATGGCCCTTCTGTGTGCCCTTATGGGGCTTGTCCTCTCAGGGTGCGCGACGCCAAAGGTCAACCAACTCCTGCTGCATCCTGAGTTCCCGGCTGCTGCCCAATTTGCCCCCAACTTCACCTCAGACGTCCTCAAAGCCCTAGCCGACTATGAGCGCAAGTCGTGGTAAACTCCTCCCAATGCTCCATCCAAGGGACATTCTTGTTGCGGGGACCCCGGCTGTGGCGTCCATCACCCTTTCCCAGGTTAACCAAGTCGTCGGCCTTGTGGCCTCCGTCTTAGGCATCTGCTATCTCTTGTGGAAGTGGCGGCGGGAGGCTTGTAAATGAACCCCCGCGACCTCCCCTGCAACAGTCCGAGGCGTGATGTGCAGGGTGGTTCCAAATTCGTCGTCAAAGCCTGTCAGAACGGTCAGGAACGGGTGGTCCGCTTTGGGGACGCCAATATGACCATCAAGAAGTCCATCCCCGCCCGTAAGAAGAGCTATTGCGCCCGGTCTGGGGGTATCAAGGGAACCAACAACAAACTGTCGGCTAATTTTTGGAGCCGACGCCAATGGGCCTGCTAATTCTATGCCTAATCACTACAAGTCCAAGAAGGAGAAGATGCGCCACGAACGCTCCGAAGGTAAGAAGGAGCGGATGATGGAGTATGGCTCGATGAAGACCAAGAACCACGGCACCAGCCGTAAGAAGTGCTCCTAAGATGCCGCTGACCAAGAAAGGCTCCAAGATTCTTGCCGCGATGAAGGAAGAGTATGGCAAGGAACGTGGGCAGCGCGTGTTCTACGCCGCCGCCAACAAGGGCACCATCAAGGGCGTCGATTTCCGTAGGAAGAAGAAGTAATGCCTCTCCTCTCCACCGTTGGCGGGGCCTCGTTCCGGGGCTTTGCGGCTTACAATGTCGTCGTTTCCTCGCCATTCATTGTGGCTACGGGGGGGACTGTGTACGTCGATCCCACTAACGCCGACTACAAGATTCACCAGTTCACGTCGTCGTCCAACTTCGTAATCACCGACTGCCCTTCGTCCCCAACGGTGGAGTTGATGATGGTGGCCGGCGGTGGCGGTGGGCGCTACGGTGGTGGTGGTGCCGGTGGCTACATCTGGAGAACGGCATTTGCGGTGGGCTTAGGCACCTACTCGGTCGGGGTTGGTTCTGGAGGAGGTGCGGGAGGCTCTAATGGCGGAGACACCACGTTTGGCGGGCTAACGGCTCTCGGAGGTGGTGGAGGCGGCGAAACTGCTGGCGGCTCTGGCGGTGGTGGCGTGGATAGCAACGGAGAAGCCGGATTGCAGCCCACTTCCTCTAGCGGCGGCTTTGGTAACAGGGGTGGCAACTGGACCGCTTTCGGCTATGACGGAGCGGGTGGTGGTGCTGGCGGTGTTGGCGGTGACGGAAGCTCTCCGGTGGGCGGTGTGGGCCGTACTGCCGACATCATTAGCTCAACTAGTGCCTTTGCTACGTTTGCTTCCGGTGGCTACGGCAACCAGAACTCCGTGTCGTTCGCCCTTCCCAGCGCCGTGTCCAATTCGGGTAATGGCGGTTGGGGTGGTGGCTATGGTGGGGTAAGCTTTGGAGCCGGCCAGGCTGGCATCGTCCGCATCAGGTACAAATTTCAATAATGCCCCGCTATTCACAGTATGGTGCGACGGACACGGTGGTTGGAGATGAGGGGGATGTCTCCTTTCTCCGACTGAACACCCGTCTGCGTCCTGACCAGCTCCAGCCTGGCGATGTGGCGGGGTCTGTGAATGGCCGGATGGATGTAGACGGCGCGTGGCAGGTGAGAAAAGGCGTAGACAGCTTTGGCCCTACGCTGACGGCTAATACGGAGGCGCTCATCCTCTCCGCTACCCCGGTCATCAAGCTGTACGGGAGTACGCCCAAGGCCATTTCCTCAGCCACCCGCAGCACGACTACCGTTACCATCACCACCTCGGCTAGTCACGGGTTTAGCTCTAATACTCTGGTAAACATCTACGGCCTGTCCGGGTCTGTAGACCCTAACGGCAACCGGCTCATCACGGTGACCGGGAGCGCGACGTTCACCTACACCATCACCGGAGCTACGGGGAGTGAGACCTATGGTGGGACGGGGAATGCCCGCAATCCCATCCTGTCCGAGTCTGCGACGACGGGTGTTTACGGCTCCTGCATCTTTTCGGATCCGTCTACGACGAACACCCGGTACATCCTCCGCGCCACCAATAAGGAGGTGCTGGCGGTGAACGTGTCTACGGGCGTGTCTACGTCCATCGCCTATCCGTCTGGCGTAACTATCGGTGTCCGGGTGGAGATGCTGCAATGCTTCGACAAGGTGCTCCTCTTCCGTCCTAGCGGGGTCGCCGCCTTGGAGTGGAACGGCAGCCTGTCTGGTACTCCCGCCTTCACGGTGGTGTCAAATGGCACCTACACCCAGCCCGTCTATTTCGACGCGGCGGGGAATACGACCATCACGGATGGCGTGGTCACCGTCACCGCCACCAGCCACGGCCTGTCGGTTGGGGATAAGGTGTACGTCATTGACCGAGGCTCCTCTGAGCTAGAGGAGGGGGATAAGGACTACACGGTGAGCGAGGTGCCGGGGGTTAGTAGCTTCAAGTTCTACGCTCAGGTGAGGGATATGGCGGCCAATCTGGTCGTCATTTCCAAGAAGGTTAGCTCTGGACGAGGATTCGTCCATATGCCATCCCCGGAGTTCGGCGTCTACCATCAACGTCGTCTCTGGGTGCCGTACACCCATAACAGCGGCAATCCCGGGACCAGCCGTAATCGGACGGACGAAATCATCGCCTCCGACATCCTCGACTACAACACCTTCGACCAGCTTCAGAACCAATACCGCATTACTGCGGGGGTGGCCGACTATGTCATCGGCATCGAGCCCTTCGCGGAGGACAATCTCTTGGTGTTCAACCGCAACTCCATCCATCTGATTCGGGGAGTGGGCGGGGCTTTGACGGATACCACCACCCAGCTCATTACGACTGAGGTGGGGTGTGTGGCTCGCCGCTCCATCCTTCAGGTTGGTAATCAGGTGATGTTCCTGTCGGACAATGGGGTGTACGCCGCCCAATTTGGCGACCTCTACAACCTCCGTGGGGCCGGGGTTCCGTTGTCTGAGCCCATCAATAGTCTCATCCAGCGTATCAACCGTAATTACGTTGGAAACAGCGTCGCGGCCTATTTCAACAACCGCTACTACTTGGCTATCCCGTTGGACGCCTCGACGGTGAACAACGCCATCCTCATTTACAACTTC